AGTAGCTTTTGCTTCTGGGCGTGATTTAGGTAAATTAGCGATGTCCATACTATCTCCTGTTATACGACACTGGAAATTATAGGACAAATAAAAGGGGGCGTCAACCCCCTCTTATTAGAGCGTAATTGCTTACGCGCCTTGGCTTCCGAAGATTCCTAAAGGATCGGAAACGCCAAAACTATAACGCTCCCTTGCTTTATATCTTACGTTACCGGTGTCAAAGTCCCCGTCCATTCCAGTACTCATCGGTGTCCGCACGAAGTGCTTCAATCCGTTGGGTACATCGGTGGTGAGGAACCAGCCGTTCGTGTCGGTCAAGAAGTGGTTGATCGTGTAGCCTTCTGGGATCGAACCGTTGTTCTTGATGGCGTTGATGTCGTTGTTGTTAGTGCCGACGCGGAGTTCGGTTTCCAACAGACGTGTAGCCACGAACTGGAGGTTGGGAGGAACGATGAGCTTGCGTGGGCGAGCTGCGATCAACAGATCACGTTCATCCGTCCAAGCTGCGATTTGAATGACTGCGTTTTCCAACGAAGTTTCATTCAGGTCAGCCTGGGTAGAAGGCGTGTTGCTGTTAGTTCCGCCTGATACAAGAGGATGTGATGTAGAGAACAGGGGCTGGCCGTCACCGTAAGTAACAGTAGATGCCCATCCGTTGTTCAATACGGCTGCTGCTTTCACCTGCTTGGTGTATGCCATGGCGCGTGCAAGTGCCTTGGTATAACGTGAGCTGAGTGAATCGTACAGGTTGTCTTCGATTGCCTCTTCGGTAATCGAAAAGCCCATGGCGATTGTCTCGTGAGTGTAGCGAGCAGTCCAAGCTTCTTGTGCGTTGTCATAAGCAATCGCACTACCTTCGTTCTTGACCGGGGCGGCCGAGAATCCAGACAGCTTGGTTTCCTCTTCAAATGAGCGCTCGGAGGTCTCTGTTTCGTAGATCTCCTTGTGCTCTTCCCCATAGCGAGCATACTCAAGACCGAACAATGCGTTCAGGCCGGGGAGCAGCTCTTTCAGTAGTTGTGCGCGTGAAATAGCCATTTATGTTCCCCTTACAGTCCGGTCGGGTTGTAGTAAGCATGACCACCCAAGAAGGTAGAACCGCTAATGTTCGGCATATTGAACTTAACGATAGCTTCTGGGTAATACGTCGTGCTACTTGAAACGAATGCCGTGTCAGGCACCAAATCAACAATACGCAATGGGAGCGTATCCGTGGCCGCGGCAGAACTCAAAAGAATTGCCTGCTGCGAATCACCTGTGGTCGTGTTAAGCGTATTAGCTACAACTGCCACGTTGTTGTTGATGTTGGTGTACTGAAGACCATCGCTCGTCGAAACGACCGTGGTTCCAGTAACAACAGCACACTGGAACAACTGATCAGGATCTTCACAAACGTACGCATAGATGAAGGTGTTTGCCTTGACCGATGTGCCGCTTATCCAAGATTGTGACCATGTGGGCTGACCAGTTACCGATGAAATAAACTGGCAGCCAAGGAATACACCAGCAAACCCAGTGGTTGGGGCCGTGGTTGTTTCCGTGGTTACTGCAATGGTGCCGTCGTTAACAAACTTCACCAGGTCGCCGTATCCAATGCTTGATGCAGAAGATGCAATACGACGCTGGCGAGTTGCTCCGGCGAACACCTGACCACCGATCAAATTGATCGGCTTGAAGCCATAAGGCTTGCTGATAGTCGGGTAAGCCATTTGAGTTACTCCAAATGAGGTTTATCTCTTACCGAATCGGACCTCGGACCGTTTCTCATTAAAGAGCGGCATCCTTGGGTCGTTTTCGCGCATGAAATTTGTATCAACACTCTTCATCCAGTCATTTGCTTGCTTTAGGTAATGAGCATTACGCTGGTCTACCATCTCGATGGGAGCGCGACACAACATTAATCCACCAATCTCAATGTTGCCGGTTTGAGGTCCGGTTGCGAGCAGGGCTCGTGCGACTTCAGGATATTCTTCCCATTTGCATGGTTCAAATCCATCTTGGTGACGGCTTGATACATTCCTGGCGTCTTCCTTTCCAAGGATGGACGTTCTGACCCAGCGATGTCTCCAGCCATCTCGCGGGAGAGGATCAGGCAATGAGCTGGGCGGCTTCCATTGCTTTGGACGTTCCGTGGTTTCACGGGTCTGTGCTTCTCTGGATTCGCGGCTCATAACTTTCCTTCCATGCGTAGTTTTGCCAATTCCATGGCGTATTTTTCAAGCGGCACTCCAATCCTTCGGGCGGCTGCTGCTTCCGAGGCTGTCAGCTTCAATTTTTTAGGTGGCGAGCTGCGCGTTGCCGGGGCAACCACCGAGGCAGGACGTCTTGGCTTTTCGTCTGGTTCGTCCTGTTCACCAAACTTCTCAGGAAACTTTTCCTTTATGCGAGAGTTGATCTTCTCGTAATACTCGTCCGTGAGTGCATATTGTTCGCCATATTCCCGGGTAAGCTTTTTATGCAGGCCCATGGCAAAAAACGTCATCTCATCGTCAACACCTGGATCGCCTGATTGCCCGAACCAAGGATTATCTTGTTTCCAGCGCTCTGCTTTCCGGTCTTGGTAAGTGGGTTGATTATAAGCAGGAGTTTGCTCAGATGGCAACTGTGGTGTTTGTTCAGCCGCAGGGGGCTTAAAATTCTTCACCCGATCGGCCTTCATCATCGCTACATTCAAAGCCTTTTGGGCATTTAAAATGCGCTCTGAATCTTGGCTTTCCAGTGCCTCTTTATATAAACGCTCTGCCTCCGTTAATTCTTTCTCAGTGGCAAACTGCATCGTTTTTATTAACGTTGATTCGCCCGTCGTAAGCTTCTCTTTCAGCTTTGCATTCTCATCAGCGATCTGTTTAGCATAGGCAATTGCAGCCTCTCGCTCTCGCTGCGCCTCTTCCTTGGCGCGACGCTCATCGTGATAACCGTGCTTTAAATGCTGAATGCGCTTTTTGACATTCTCTGAATACTGCTTGATTTCATCATCAGGTATCTCTGATGGATCAGACTTTAATGGTGTTGCATTACGGTCTTGCTCGGGCGTGTCATCCACAATTTCTATTTCTGTGGATCCCTCACCCTCTACCTCTACCTCATAATTTTCTGCCATAACAGCTCCTTTATGCGCGACTGTATCCGCGTGGGTCTTGCACAACACCCTCTACGGTGTCGTCGTTTATAAGCCTAAATTCCCGACCATGTATTTTGAAGCGCGTACCTGAATACGCTCTAACCAAAATAAAATCACCTTCTTTGCACCAAGGACCCGTGGGGAATTTTGACTGGTCTTTGTAACAGTCCGGCCCTTGTTTTAAAACAAACAAAACTACGGTACTAAACTCCTCTAATTTTGTTAGTGCATCTGGTTTTAAAATACCGTTGGCAAATTTATCCTCTACCTCGGGTAAAGCGCATAACATCCTATAGCCCGTAGGCTCAGGTAGTTGCGTTGCTTCCTGCTGAGTGTCCTCAGTAACTTCAGTCATTATCGTCCTTCATACGATTGGCAAGGTCTTCGTTGATGCGTCTTGCAACCATAAGACCTTGAATCTGGCCGCAGACGAATTTGTATTCATCAAAGCTTTTTATGCTCCCTTGCGAGAGTTGTTCTTCTAAATACTTAATCTGTTTATTTATCTCTAGCTCAATAGCTTCATCGTAATTCATTTGCCGACCCTTGATCTGTCATGCTGAATATCTGCCGCCTTATCAATCATCTTGGCCGCAATATTCTGCTCAGCAATCTGATTCATGCTCTGAATCCGCGCCTCTAGCCTTACCTTGTCCTGCTGCGCTTGTGCTTTCAACATAATGTCAGCCTGATCCTTCTGCGCCTCACGCTGCTCCTTCTGCTGTTTAAGCTGTAACTCAGCCTGCTGCATCTGGATTAATGGATCCTGCGCCTGTTGCTGTGCCTGTATCTGCTGAGCCTCTGCTGTGTGCTGCTGCAACAATTGCTGAGCACCCTTTGCCGCCAACCTTGAAATCTCAACCTCAAAGTCTTCAGGCAATGGTTGATCAGGTGGTGGTAACGGAACTCCCAACTGCTCTTCCAGTTGCTTGCGGTACAAGAATGCCAAGTGCTCATTAACGTGAGCCATGGCTGCTGCCATCATCTGACCGCCCATGGGGTTCTGTTGTACCTGCTGGCGCAACATCGGATCTTGTATAGCTGCCATATGTACAGCCAAGTGAGCCTCATGGTCCTGATAGATAAATGCCTTAACCGGCTGCATGGTCAGAATCGCCATGTTCTCCGATACCGGATCACGAGGTTGCTCTGCCTTGGCCGCAGGTATCAACTTATCTATGTTCTTGATACCCAAGACCTCCAACATGCGCTTATGTAGCTCAGGCATGTCATAGATCTGAGGCGCCTGTGCGGCTAGTTGAAGCACTGCTTGATACTGTGTAACCCGCTGGGCCAATGTTGTTGCATTAGGATCAGAGACGGGGATGACATCCACCATGTCATAGTCAGCCTGCTTGACCATCCGTCCGCCAGGTGCATCTACGTCATAGTTGTATTCAGTAGGTGCGTAGTCCCTAATAATTGCTGCAAGTAACTTAAACTCCTGACGCATGGAGTAGTGAAGCCTTGCCTGCACCGCAGACATAACCTTGAGCGTTCTCTCCAATACCGCTAGTGTCGTACCAACAGGCGTATTCGCGGACAAGTCCGAAATCTGCATATCAGCCGTCGCAGCAAACCGGCGACCTTCCTGAACGATCGTCTGTAGCAACTGGTAAAGAACCTGACTCGGCT